TATCTACCGACCATGCACTGTGAAGATGAGGTTATCCCTCTGGGGCTTCTTCGCGGCTTTCACAAATCGGTTGACTTGTGGTCGGGTTGATAGTAGTCTTGACTCCATGCTTTGCTGGACCCACGAACACTCAAAAGGAGTGGGTGGGGTTGTGGGGTTTCCTCGTTTACGAAACACCTTATCACAAAATGACACACTAACTTTGGTGGTAGACAAATAATGGTATATCTGATTCAGTTCTGTTCGCTGAAGACTAAAAGCCAACATAAAACCTACTTCCACCATGTTTTGTGAGCACTGAACACCACTTGAACCTTCACGAAAAAATTCAAGATACATGGGATTTAAAAATTTTAAATGTTCAGTGTTAACTCTCACTTTTGGGTTTTTGGTAATGCCCATAAGAAACGAGGAGAGTTGAGTAAAGAAGGGAAAATTCGGAAAAAGAACACTATACATATAACCAATGGAATAATAATAGTGTCCGATACACTTATTAAAATCGCTATTGATCATCAACCCTAAATTATTACAAATTTTCTTAATATTGGGGCATAACATCCATCGGCCTGGTGAGTACTCTATATATTTTGACGAACAAAATTCAACGTCATAAGGGTCGCGAAGAAGACGCAACTTAGAGTCAAATCCGAACAATTTAAAAGTGTCAATGGGGTCAGAAAAACCCATAGGGACAGCAATGTTCGAATCATCACCTGTAGCAATGAAGTTAGTGTTGCCAGTGTTATTGATGATCTCAAAATACCGGCAGGCAACCCAATTTAAGATGGTGTTGAAAAGCCATGTGTCCATATCTCCAGAACCACGGCATGCATAGAATTGAAATTGTACACCATTGGTGGTGACGCCTTTCTTTACCATTTTAATCCTAAATAAAGAATTTATGTATGGCAGATATTCTGGCGCCAAAATGCGTTTCCACAAACCACCTTCAACAAGTTTAAGCAGCGCCTCACGCTGTGTCGATTCAAACTTGCTGAAATCACAATCCATGAAATGTTTAGATCCAACATATTTTTCCATGAATTTACCCATCTCAAAAAATCTTTTCCCTTGTCGAAACCAGGAATATGTTTCAATAATTTTTCGAGGGGTATGGTGTATCGACCATAGAGCAAATTAAACACCGGATCACGTCCCATGATTTCACGTGGTGGTTTATGCTCAGAATACTTCTCATTTTTTATAAAGGCTTTGATGCCAGAATCTTTAACAGGGTCGAACTGTCGTTTCTGCATCTTAGAAAAAGCTTTATAATATCGTTGTTTTGAATGTCCTGAGCGCGAATCAAGAAAATCGAGAAGTGTAATCGGTTTCATTCGTGAACCGCCGTTCGCGCGCAAGATATGTTGGGCCAGCTCATCTAAAATCCCATTAACTATGCCCAAATCATAGTTTATGGAGTTGTCTGAAACCTTACAATAACGATTGGCCAGACCAACCACATCGTTATGGCAGCAATTACGCATGACTAGAGGTCTCCACTGTCCCGTTGTGAGGGGTATAGTGAAGCAAGAATAACAGAACGAACGCGCACAGGTACCACCTGAGCGTGATTTGCTGTCATCAATTGCGGAGAACTTCCAGTCGGCACCTGGGAGGAGTGGTTCACCCCATTGGCAGATAGTGTCGTGCTCAATTGGGTGAATAATGCTAGGCCTACCAAACTCAGAAGCCCCAGAAAGAGGCAGGCCAGAACAAAATACGCCCTCCAGGAGCGTTTCTCATTGTGAATGTGTTCATTATCAATGAGAAAAGCCTTCGTGGTCTCTTGCATGCAAACACCAATGGTGTAATCTTGGCGTTGCCAATAAGCAAGGTCGAGCTCCTCATCCTTAACATTCATTAATGCACGATACTTTAGGGCCAATTGGTCTAGATGTATGTACATGATGGCACGATCGACGGTGCCATTGCGACTGTATTCGGATTGGTGCTTTTTGTGACCATAAAGGTACGCATAAAGATCTTCATCAATGCGTTGTGATATGGGTATTTCCATAGAGCCCATAAACTCTGACACACCCCGTTTGTTCAACTTCATGACTCTGACATTGCAACCCACTTCACCATAGGTGAAAGTGTCCCGCTTATACCCAGTCAACCATGACCAAAACCCAAACAATGGAACATGCTCAGTGAACATGGGTCGTTGTTTTGGATGGAACCTCTCAGGGAGGGTTATGGTGCAGGATTGTGGTTCGTCTGGCACCAGAGGAGGGCAGCAATCACCCTCGCTTCCGTGATGCACGCTGGTTCCGGATTCGCATTGCACTTGTTGCAAATGCACATATTCTGGGCCAGGTGTTGAGACGGATTCGGTAGGTAAAGAAGGCAAGCGGACCAACGGGGTAGTTTCGGGAACGTAGTAGTCGATAGTGGTGTTGTAATCGGCTGTGAAATGGGAACACTCGTAGGGAGTGGTCCTCCTTGCATGGTCGGTGCGTCGGTGATCGCCTGTCATGCCTTTGGCACGAGCTGGTAATGGTGCTCGGCCAGCTGGCAGTTGAACGTGGTGTTGTACGCTGGGGTCACATCGCCTGTTTTGCCCACCAGTTGCAGACACATATTGTGAATGCTGCTTGATGTGGGGTTCCAGATGTGGTGTGATATCAGATAGCCCAGACGTGTCAAGGGGGAGAGGATCCACCACGCATTGGTAGTGTCCGCAGATGTAACAAAATCCGTCACCATCTGCCTGGCACTCTCCTCCAATGTTTGAACACCGCGTCTTGCGGCCAGCAACAACAAAACGACCAGTATGATTCCTAGGAAGTATGGAATCAGAGACTTGAGCGCCATTCGGCAACAGCACTTGGTGATTTCCAAAGGGGTCGTCAACACGTGGTGTGCTATCGTTAATGCGCCGCGCACGCTGGTTTTGTCGATTGCGGTTGCGTCGGCATGAGCCCGAGTTTTGCGTTGAGCTGCCCTCGCTAGGCGCGTGAATAGGCCTCCCTTCTTGGGTAGGCCTCCCACTAGAACGCAGGGTGTTATTGTTACGTGGGCCAGGGTTTTCTTCGCCACCAGCAAGCACATATAGCAACCGCCCAAAATTGATATTGAGAGAGCGGTCCCAAAGTCGCAATTCACCTAGAAAATGAAGCAATACCAATAGGTTAGCAACAGACATGAAGATGTAAAGCAGAAGTGCTGCGGCGAATAGCCATGTCCAGATTGTGCTGGGTCTGGGCACGGGAACGGTTGAAACCGGACGATAGATATCACAGTGTTCATCATCAGGGACAAACATTGGGATAATCGCGTCATCACCTTCAAGTTGGAAAGAAGGTGGTGGCAAGCGGTTTCGCCGGAAGATGGAGGATTGGCGCTTCAGTTGCGCTGCCTCGATTGAACATGCCTGGTGGGCATCATCAATGTGTGTAGATGTGGATGTCTCATTCTGAGAATGCTCGCACACTGGAACAACCATCAATTGTCCAGCACTATGAGATGTGTGAGCTATTTCCGTTTTCTTGCAAGAACCGGTACTTGGCTGATTATGCGACATTTCGGCGGTATGGAAAGAAGATAACAGCAGTGTAAAGATCTAATAACTAGCCTCAGGTGGTCTACCCTTGGTTTGGTTTCAATCAGAACACCAGCCCGAACTGTTTATTCATCCGGGGCAGGGTGCGCTTAGCAACAACGGTGGTCCACTCTTGTCGGAGTTTGATCCAGTCAGGCTCAGTACGGCTGATTGTCTGGCACATATGTTGGTTAGGCGCTTCAGGGGACAGCTAGTGTCCCGAGCATGAGGCAACAGACCCATGGTTGGTGGTTTACAAAGCCACAAACACCTGCATGGCACCCAGTAGTGTGGTGCATAGAATGTAACCCAC